TTACCAAGCGATAAGAAGAGACAACTTCAGCAAATCCTAAAGAACTCTAAGAATGGGAAAGAGTTGGAAAGTAATCTAAGGCAATTACTAGAAAACGAAAGATACCTATTCACTGGAGAATACAAAATGGAATACCTTGCAGAAGAATGGGTAGACCCTCGGGAATATGACCCGGAAGGTATGACACCTTTACACATGATAGACATTAGAGATACTCAAGGTAATAAATTTAAAATTGCTTCGGCTAATGACCAATCTCAGAGAGGTATAGCAGCTATGGAAAAGAATCCATATATTACGGTATACCCTGATACCTATGAATTAAAATATTCTGGTGAGGGAGTTACTACTCCTACTATGACTCGTAAGGTTAAAGCTAAGGTTAAGATTCGAAGGATGAAGAAGGTCCCAGTATTAGTACCAATATATAAATTATATCATAATCTATTTGGTAGATATGGTGGAGCTGATAAAGTAGCTTGGGCCATGAATGCTAATGCCAATGGAGGTCTTAAAACTACAGAAAGGAAATTAGTATGCCAAATGACTGTAGTTGGTAGACCTTCATTACAATCTTCTCAGGTAATCTCTTTAGAAAATGTGGGTAAACGTTGGTCCGGGTATTGGTATATTAAATCAGTACAACATTCAATGGATGCAGGTCAGGGTTATCTATGTACTTTGGATTTGATAAAGAGTAATGCCAAGGCGGGTCAGACTACATCCAAGACTCAACTTAGTACTCAAGATATAGTAAGCAATGATGCTAAGGATAGAGCTAAAACTCAATTTGGTAAAGACAAGAAGAGTACTGCTAATGCTTCTAATATTGTTCATGAGTTCACTTACAGTGAAGCAGTTTACTTTAAGGAAAGATTCATGAACGATAAGAATGTAATCATAGATAAGAAAGGTGCAGGAGAGTTCTTACAGAATAAATTCTATTACGATGAACTTAATGCTAAAGACCCACAAGCTTTAGCAGCAGGTACTGTAAGAACTGAAGGTACTATAGTTACCTCTAATGGTACTGCAATCTATGGTAAAACCAAAGTAGTTAAGGTAGACCAATCTAAAGTAACACCGGCTATGAAAGAGAAGTATTCTTTTGACTGGTCAGAGTGGGCAAGAAACGAATATCTTAATGTAGTAAAAAACAAAAAAAAATAACCGATAATGTACTCGACCGCTAAGTTAATAACCGAAGATGGCCTCGAAGGATTGGGTAGATACTACTCAGTTTATCGAGGCATTGTGGTAGATAATGATGACCAAGAAAAACATATGAATCGTATCAAGGTATGTTGCCCAGAAGTAATGAATGGTATCATATCTTGGGCTTATCCAAAGGGTCAACATGGTTCTATCAATAATGGATTTAAGTTCTTAGCTCCTAAGGTTGGTGATATAGTATTTGTTACCTTTGAATTTGGAGACCCAACTAAACCTCTTTGGGAATACCATGGTTGGGCTTTGAATCAGATACCCAGTCCTTTAGACGGACCAAACAAGATGGGTATCATTACTCCAGAAGGTAATCTAATAACTTTAGATGATGACAATGGTAGATTAACCATATATATCAATGGAGATATTGGAGTAGCTGCAAAAGGTAACGTATCTATCCAAGCTCAAGGAGATGTAAATGTAGGTTCAGGTGATACAGTAATCTTGAATCAAGGTACAAACCAAGGAGTGGTTAATATCAAAGAATTAACCGAGAAGTTAAATCAAACTGTTCAAGAACTAGAATCACTTAGAGCTCTATTCAATTCTCATGTACACTCTGGTGTAACTACTGGACCTGGTTCTTCAGGACCTACTGTAACTCAAGCAAGTCAACCATTCTCGGAATTCAAACAAGAAGATTACGAGGATACTAAATGTATACATTAATGGATAATTACTTTACTGACATAATAGGAAAAGGTATGACTTTCCCTATTAAACTAAACAGAAACGAAAACGGTGAAACTGGATGGTATCCGGTTAATGGAGATATGGAGTTAGTAAGGAATAATATTAACTCTATCCTATATTATATGATAGGCCAGAGATTTCGACAGGAAAACTTTGGGAATCGTCTATGGGAATGTATAGAAGAGCCAAATTCACAAGCCCTGAGTTTTATTATTAAAGAATTTATAAAAACTGCAATTGGTACCTGGGAACAAAGATTAACCTTTAAAGGTATCAAGGTTGCTAGAGTTGATGCAAAGGTAAACATAGAAGTAGAATATTCTATTAATGGTACAGGCTCTATCCAATACCTATACCTTACCTATAACAACTTAGATAATTCATTAAATACAAAATAATATGGGAATCACTAATAAATGGCTCAACCCTTATCAGAGGTCTTATCAACAGATTAAGGCCAAGCTGATAGAATCTCTTATGGGTATAAAAGACAAAGATGGAAATGTACTCATAACGGATTACTCGGAAGGAAATATATTAATCATTATCCTTTCATTGTTTGCGGCAATTGCCGAAGTTCTTCACTACTACATTGATAATATGGCAAGGGAATCCTTCTTACCTACTGCTCGTAAATACAGTTCAGTAGTTAGGCATGGAGCTTTGGTAGATTATCATGCAAGAGGTGCTATTGCAGCATCAGTAGATTTGGTAGTATCCAGGGATGTATCTGGAGATTCTATTGGTGCTAAATTAACTATACCTTCTGGAACTTTATTTACAGATTCTAATGGTAACAAATGGTTATCTTCTAGGGATGTAACTTGGTATGCTAATGTAACTACTTGTAAAGTTCCAGTTGTACAACATGAATTATATACAGAAAGCCAGATAAATGGAATGGTTATACCTTCAGATGAAAGGGTAACTATTACCCTGGGTACATTACCTAATGGTAAGTACTACGAACATGGAACTATGAGTATGAAGATTGGTGGAGAATCTTGGGTATTGGTAAATACCTTTGCTTATTCAAAACCCACCGATAAACATTTCATGGTTACTATGGATGAAGCTTTAAATCCATATATCTTATTTGGTGATGGTAAATATGGACAGAAGCCTGCAGCTAATGCCAAGATATCTGAGGTTAAGTTCTACCTTACTACTGGTATCAATGGTAATGTAAAATCTGGTATGATTACTTCTGTACCTTCAGTTATATCTTCATCAGTAACAGATGCTACTGTATCTAATACTTATGCTGCAGGTGGAGGTTCATCCTATGAGAATTTTAGTATGCTCAAGGAACACATACCTTTGAGTGTAAAGACTATGGGAGTAGCTATTACCAAACAGGACTTCATAGACTTAGCTAAACTGGTTGATGGGGTTAGTAAGGCAAAGGCAGAATACGAATGTGGTAGAAAACTAATCGTTTATATATCTCCTGATAATGGTGCTACTGCTGACTCTAACCTTATTCAAAAAGTATATGATGTATTACATCAGAACTCACCACTTACTACTTGGTTAACCGTTAAGTCTGCAGGTAAAGTAAATATTATCTTGGATGTAGAAGTTACTGGGAAGAAGTCTTATAAAACTTCAGAAATACAATCACAGATTCTTAGTGCATTATTTAATGCTTATTCTCCGGAGAACTCAGACATTGGTGGCAGCGTAAGAATCTCCGATATCTATGCACTCATGGATAATCTTGAATCAGTAGATTATTTACACTTGAAGAAGTTCTATACTAAACCATGGCCTACTACCGTATATGGTAACAAGGAATTAATCCTTGGTCAATTCCAATTAGACGAGGCTAATGGTAGTATGTCTTACTTTATCTCTTTCTCTTCAGGTACTCAGTTTACAGTACGTTCAGTTAAGGGAGGCTTTTCTTATGATGGCCAAGTGGGTAAGACTACACAGATTAGAGATACTATAAATGGATTTGTATTTGCCTTGGATATCCAGAACAATGGTTATCAATCCGGATTTAGATATACCATAACCATTGCAGAACCCAACAAGGATTATACAGACCCAGGTTATAATATTCCGGTATTCGAAGACTCAAGTCAGTTAACACTTAAAGTAAATGAAATCGTATGACAAATCTTAAAAACCTAATTGATTTCTTACCTTTCGAATTTAAAGAGCAAGATACTTATAAAGTCGACGGTAAGGGCATATTAGAAAGATTTCTAGAAATTTGTGGTAACTATTTCCAAGAAGATATAACTAAAGATATTGATAATATTCTAGATATAATTGATATCAATAAAACTCAGCAGAGGTATTTAAATTACCTCTGGGAGTTCTTGGGAGCATTACCATTTGCTAGAACCGGAGAACACAAGGGAGTTCCCAACTTAAGTGATGAACAGATTCGAACTATCTTAAAGTATTCAATCTCATTACTTAAGATTCGTGGCTCAAGAAAGTTCTTCGAAATTCTTTTTAATATGTATGGGCTAACCTGTACAATTACAGACCCAACCGATGGAGAGATGGATAAATGGGAAAAGGTAGACCCCTTATATGATACCGATTATTCTCAGTACGACAAATACAACTATGATAAGATTTATGGTTGTGCTCAATGTATAGAGGTAGGTATTTCTATAAGCGGTCATGGGTTTACTTCCCCCACTCCAGAGTTCAAAGCTTTCAAACAATCAATTGATAAGTTATTCGATAGATTCTTACCATACAATGTATCTGGGAAGATTGCTTATGGATTTGATTTGGCTTACAATTATAAAATTGTAGCTGAACCTCTTATCAGTCCTGCAAAGATTGTAACAGGACATATAACAGAAGTACCCATTAGAGTAACCGTTACTTCTGATTACGATGATGCCGATTTAAGATATCAGGTAACTGGATATGACCCCTCTGAGAATAATTGGAGCTCAAAGAAATATGAAAGCGGTTCTATTTTCTATGCAAGAAAGGGTGACCAAAGATATTACTTTCGAAGTGTAGGAGATACTTCAGTAACTACCTATGTAGATATAGGTTTAGAATATTACACTAAATCTTATCACATATATGCCGACTTGGTAGAAGGAGGAACAGACCCAGATAATTTAGTAATTACAGGTACTAATCCAGTAATCAAAGTAAGGGTAACTGCAAATATGAATTATCAGGGAAATATTAAACCTGTATCCGTACAGTTACTTAATACCCATGAAACTAAAGATTCTGGTTCTGTTTGGGAAATAACTTCTGCAGGTACTTACGAATGGGTTATTGCAGACTTTCCTGCAAAGAAGGTTACTCTAAAGGTAACGGCAATTGCTACTAACTATACGGTATTCTGTGAACCTCGGAATATAAATCTTACCAACGGTGAAAAGTCTTTGATAACTATTCGTTCTTCAGATCCTAACGAAGATACAAGTCAACTTATTGCCGTATGTATTTCAGACCCAGGTATTTTAGTTCGTAATGGTCAAAGATGGGCACCAACTACTACTGGTACATTCCAATTTAGATGTACTAAAGATGACTCAGGTAATGCTAGTAATTATGGTACAGTAGTAGCTTACAGATTAGGTTATACGATTAACTACGATATAGGCGTATCAAACAAACGATTAAACCTAAATGCTCAAGGTTCTGCATCAGTTAATCTTTGGGTTACATCGGGTATTTATTATTCTACTTTCGAAAGTGCAAACTTAGGTAGTTATTTTGATACCGAGGTGACCATTTACAAAAAGAATACCCAAGGTACTTGGGTAAAACTTGGTACTTTAGAATTAACTAATCGCTATGTAGTTGGTCCTGATTTCTACTATGGTAGAAGTACAGAATATCAATTTAATGAGGCTGGAAGTTATAAATTTGAATCGGTGGGTGATGCTAGTAAGTCTGTAGAAGTAGAAGTACTTGCTTATATACCTACTCCTCAATCCTACTTGTGGTTAGAACCTTTGAATGAAGAGGATGAGAATTGGTATGAATTAGAACCTTACTCTGAAGCAGATGCAGGAAAGTATATCAAGGCAGGCTATCAATTAACCAAATCCAAGAATTGCCAATTCTACCTACGTTGGGGAGATGGTGGTAATATGATAACTGGGATTGACTTAGAGGGTTCATCTGAGAAATACAATTCGAACACTCTTATCACTTTCGATAAAGCAGGTAATTATGAGTTTTATTATCAAGGTTCAGTAGTAAGCCTTACGATTAAGGGTGTTATACCTAAGTATATTTTAACTTGTAATCCAGTAAGTGCAGAACTAAGCAAAGATGTACAAGAAGTATCTACTATCGTAACCTGTACTTCAGATACTGGAGAAGTTTCAGATATTGTATATGAGACAGCTCCGGATGTGGTTCATCCAAGCCCTTATCAATTCTTTACTAATTTACCAGGTAAACATACTTTCTATGTGAAAGCTAATCCTGCAGTTAAAGCAGTATTCATGGTAAACCTGTTGGATGTAGTTGATAAGACGGAACTTACTTGGGAATCCAATGATATTTCGGAACAAGGTATTAATATATTAGTTCCGGAAGGAACAGAATGGTCACTTAAAATAGAATAAACAAAATGGAAAGCAGCTCTTTTAACACATTATTTAAAACTGGTATCATTGGATTCACTTCGGAATGTTATGCCATTATCTTTAATTTGAGGTGGATGATTTTATTAGCCTTTGTACTAATACTTACAGATTTTTGGTTTGGGATATCTGCAAGTAGGGCAAAGAAGATTGAAATAAGAAAATCTAGAGCCGGGAGAAGAACTCTTAATAAAATCATTGATTACCTGTGTTACATCTTACTGGGTGCCGTAATAGGTAAAGCCATCGGAGAACCTTACGGATTAAATCCAATAACAGTATCTATAACGGTAATGGTATTATGTTACTGTTTTGAAATAGATAGTATTTATAATCATATCTGTACTTTACATGGTGTAGAAAAGAAGTACAGTATCTGGTCTATCTTTTGGAAATTGATAACCTTCAAGTTCAAGGCTGTAGGAGAGGCTTTCCAAGATATGAAAAACCAATCGAAAGAATATAAGAGTAATAACAATAACAAAGATACATTATGAAAACCTATTTTGATTATGAAGGTATAATAAAGTCTAAGGATGCAGCTGAAGCTATAGCTGCACCAGTAGGCATTGGCCCATTTTGTGGATTTGGTTCTGCAACGATTGTAAATAATGCAATCACTCTCTTGCCTAATGGAGAACCTACTTCTCCTGCATATCAAGCAATAAAGGATAGAATCCTTTCAAGGTATATGACTAAAGCTGCAGATTCTGGTGAAGGACCAGATACAAATTTTGGTTGTATAGCAAGGGATGGTACAATCTATATTTCTGATAGTGCTAATATTAGTATACCTAATATTGAAGGCTCAAAGGGTTCTAATGAGGATGTGATTGTATTTGCTTACCATACACCTTTGGAAGAGCCTGTACAGAACCCAGTACAGTTCAGAGCTTTCTGGAATGAATCTAATTCGTTCTATTCTCTGTACAAGAAATCAGTAGACCCATTATACCCAACACCCAAGGATTCTAGAAACCTGTCAAAAACAAATGTATTAGAAGATAATGAATTATCATATGAGTCTCTAGTGAATAGAGCTATGGCTTCAGTATCTCAAGGTTTGGTAGACAAATCCTCAATGGTATTAATTGGTATATATGGGCAAGGTACTAATTCAATGGATAACTCAGTAGAGAAATATTCTATTGTTCCTTATGCAGGAAAGTTTCCCCAACCAGTAGAATATAATACTGCTATCCATGGAATGCAACAAGCCAATATAGAAACTCTCTTACGACTATTGCAAGGATTCCCAAACTTTGATATCAAGGCTTACATTGATGAAAAGCTTGGTGGTATGGCAGGAGCTAATATACCAAGAGGACTAATTGCCATGTGGAATGGAGTTTCTGTACCAGAAGGTTGGGCTTTATGTAATGGTCAGATTGTAGAAGACTTACAGACACCAGACTTATCGGGTAAGTTTATTGTTGGCTGGTCATCAGGTAATAAGGATTACAATTTGATTGGTAATACGGGTGGCCAAGAAAAAGTAACTCTTTCAACTCAAGAGATTCCATCTCACGTTCACAATTTCGCAGATGCTTACTTTATCGAGGCTCATTCAGATTTGGTGGGAGCTAATGGTACTCAATGGATTGGTAATAACCTTTCTGGTAGTAATAAAACTGATAGAGATAATTCTTATGTATGCCTATGGGACCATGATACCAGGGCTGCAGGTGGAGGTCAACCTCACGAAAATAGGCCACCTTACTACGTACTGGCATACATTATAAAACTATAATATTATGTCTTAACTACTTATATTGTTGACAAAGAACTTTTAATTTATGGATTATAGGAGGAGGGGCGTTGGGAAACGCCCCTTTTCTTTTGTGTTTAGTAGTGAAGTTCTTCTTTAGCTTTCTCTTCCCAATATAAGATATCTTGTTTGAGTTCTCCCATGTATTTAACCGACTTCTTAGTTCTAGGCATATCAAAGAACTCAACCAGCATTATATTGGTGATTCTTTCTCCATCTTTAATTCGTTCTTTAATATAAGGAGGTGGAGTAAGTAATACTTCAAATACCATATAAGCATCTGGAGATAATTTCTCTTTCATATACTTATATAATAATTCAAGCATTTCTTCCTTAGCCTTAACCTCTTCATCGTCATCTTCTAACTCTTTATCATTATCAAATAAGTCTTCAAGTTTAAATAGGTTCTGATTGTATTCTGCAATCTCTCCATAGGCAAATCGAAGAAGCTTATTCTTAAATGTAGCAAGAGAAGAAAGGATTCTTGCTTTAAGATGTTCTTCACTACAAGTACCGTAGTACTTATTAAAAACAAATAACATTTTATCCCAGAAATAAGAAGATATTATATCTGGCGTAAGGTTAAACCTTTTGTAATCAATCTGTTTGGTAAGGTTCCGAATAACTGGCTTACAAACTTTGTATAACCGATTAAACATTGCTTCATCATAATCCTGCATGGGTTTTAATCTATGAAGCTCTGAACCATTGTTTTCATTACATTTCCTCATATTCTTTAAGTATTTCGTTATGCAAATATAATAAATATATTTTATATAATATAAGAATATCAAAAAATTTCACCGAACGGCTGAGGATAAGAAGACTAGATATTGTGGACATGAGTTCAGAACTACATGAGGACTATCAAAATCTATTAGTATATAATATTGCAATATAATAATGTATGAAAAAGAATAAAATTAAATTTAGCTTTGCACCTGACTTTCAGTTAGAGATTCTCAGGTTCATCATTCAAGATAAGGAAGGAGGTTTAGTACTAAGCAGAATAAAACCAAGCTACTTAGTACTTATCGAACATTCCTTAATTTGTGAGGGTATACTTAAATACTTCAAGAAGCAAAGAAAGATACCCTCACAGAATGTCCTTAAACAAGTACTCAGAGAAATGCTAGAATCTAAAAACTATGTTGACCTGGTTACTAAGGATGATATCCCAAACATCGAGAAGGTTATCAAAAATCTTTATTCAATTCAATTATCTGATTCAGAATATATTAAAGAGAAAATCTATCAGTTCTCTACTTATGTTGAAATGAAGAACTTAAATGATTCATTCGACTTAGATAACTTTGAACAGTACGAAGAATATTCTAGAAAGGTAGAGAAGGTTTTACAAAGAAGTAGACCTAAACAGGAGGATGAACCTTTATTCATGATTCGAGATGTTACTGAACGTCAATTTAAAAGGCAGGCAGAACCCTCAGTAGTACCATGCCCATTTAGGCAACTAAACGATTTAACCAATGCGGGAGGATTCCCAGGTGCATCAATCAATGTAATCTTGGATAAACCTAAAGCAAAGAAAACATTCTTCATGGTTAACCTTGCAAGAGGTTACCTTAGAATGAAGAAGTCAGTTTATTATGTGGATACAGAAAATGGTCAAGAACAAATCATGGACCGTTTCATTCAATCCAGTATCAATAAAACTAAGAAGGAATTATATACTGGAGATTATGATAAACTCGAGGCTAAGCATTTAAGAAAACTTGCAAGGTTTGGAGTTGAATTAATCGTTGAAAGAGTACCTGCATTAATTACTGACTGCAATTATATAAGGGAGAAGATACTTACTCTTAGGAGCCAAGGGATTGATATTAAGGTATTGATGGTTGACTATGCAGGGAAGCTTGCTTCTATTGCAAAGGATAAAGAGGATTTCGATAGAATCTCAAACGTATATATTGACTTACAGAACCTTGCTGAGGATTTGCATTTAGATGTTGTATGGACTGCTCATCATATTACTCGTGAAGGTAAGAAACATCAAGCAACCAAGTATGATGAGAACGATATATCTGGTTCTATTGCAATTGTACGTAATGCTCAATTTATAATGGGTCTTAACAGTACAGAGCAAGAAGAGAAAGATAACATACTTCGTTCAGAGATTGTAGTACAAAGGGATGGTCTTCCTTCTGGTAGAGCATTATTCAAATGCGATGTCGAAAGGCAAAGGTGTATAGAATTTACTAAAGAACAAAGAAAGAACTACGATGAACTATACGGTAAAAAACTTGAGGAATCTTTTAAGAAAGGTAATCCTGATGCTGATTCCAAGAAAAGAGAAAGGACAACTGGAGATATATAAATGCAAACTCGGTATTCATGATTGGGTAACCGAGCATTGGTGGGAACTTAGGAAGAGACCTAGAAATATCCTTACAAGGAAAGGAGGTAGGAAGAGAGCTCAATATTATAAGAAATATCGTACCAGAACCTATTGTAGAATTTGTGGTAAAAAGAAGAATGAAAACAAAGAAAGTAATAGTAATAAAAGATAGATGGACCGATGGATTAGCTTTAGAAATATCCCATAATGGTTGGCAAACAACTTCCATCGGTAACTTGGATTTAGAGGATTTAAAGAGAATCCGAAAAGTAATTCGTAAAGCTATAAAGGAACATGAAAATAACAAATCAGTTTAAGTCTAAGCTCAAAACTTATTTCGTTAAAAGACTTGGAGCTTTTGAATATCGGAGAGGCTGGATGAAACTTCCAACTTGCCCATACTGTCACAGGGAATTAAAGATGGGAGTTAACCTTTCCATGTACAGAACTAATTGCTTTAGATGTAATAAACATCCGAATCCTTCACAATTAGTTATGGATGTTGAGGGATTCGATACTTATCACGAACTTATAAATTTCTTAAATAGTGGAAAATTTGATGAGCTTGAATTTCACGAAGAAAAGGTTGAACTTGCAGAAGCTAAGCCTTTGTATCTACCCGAAGGATTCAGAATCCTTAACCTTGGCCAGTCACAAGTTGCAAAAAGCATTAGAGGATATGTCAAAAGCCGTGGCTTTGTCATCTCTGAGTTGTCTAAGCATGGAGTTGGCTATGCGACGAAAGGGGCTTACTTTGGGTACCTTATTATACCCTTCTATTACAGAGGACAACTTAGATATTATAACGCGAGAAATGTTATCGGGCAAGGTCCTCGGTATAACAACCCTAACAAAGATATCACAGGAGTTGGCAAAGAATTTATCATATTTAATTATGATGCGTTGGAGATGTATAGGTCGGTATACATCTGTGAAGGTGCACTCAATGCCCTTACTATTGGGGATAGAGGAATTGCCACAATGGGTAAAGCTATATCTGGATACCAAGTCAATGAACTACTTAAATCCTCATGCGAAAGATTCATTATATTGCTGGACCCAGACGCCAAGAAATATGCAATCAATCTTGCGCTCAAACTTGTTGCCTATAAAAAAGTCAAGGTGGTGTTTTTACCAGAAGGAAAAGATGTAAATGATTTAGGTAGAAAAGAAACTCTTAGGTTAGTATATCAAACAAGGTATCAAAGTTATCAAGATTTAATTCAAATCCGAAACTCTTTAGAGTAAGGATTACCTATTATATTATATAACTTAAAATTAATAATGATATGAAATTTAAGATTGACGGTGGTATAGTAGCTGTTATTATAGCTGTTACCCTATTTACTTGGATTATGGGTAGTATGATGCCAGTTAGAACTTGGTGTTCTAAACCAAAACCTAGAACAAATATGGTTTTTAGATGTGAGATGGTTGATGGTAAAATCAGAGATTATACTTTAAATTTACCTGAAAATGTTACCTGGTATGTAGGTACAAACAGAGGTTCATATTATGTAAACTTTGGTTCACCGGGTATAAATCTTTGGGGTAAGAAAGCTTGGGTAGATGAGAATGAAGGTTGTATTAATGGAGTTTTAGTTTGTAATAGGATAAAATGAGAGAACCCAGTATTCACATTACTAAGTCTCAATTTGAGGAAATATTAAATACCCTAGAGGTAGATAACTTCCCAGTTGAGGCTTTTTTTGTTATTGCACGAAAAGAGGCAATAAATACTAGAGCAGTGGTTGTTTCTAATAAAGGGACAACTAAGAAAGTAACTAACATATTACTAGCATCTAAGGGTAATGCTTCCCTTGTTGCTGATATATTATATGCTACTCGTATAAAGCTTAAGCATAGAGGAGTTCGTAAAATAAACGAAAGTAATACAAGGGAATGGGCTTTATGTAAAAAGCTTGCTGAGATATGTAATACCTTCTGTGAGGATTTTAAATTTGATACCCGAGAAGGATTTATTAAATACATTGAGACTGGTTTAAAGAGGATGACTGATTATCGTAATGTTATGCAAAGGTTGATATCTATGCAGGATAACATTACTAATCAGACAGAAGCTGAGATTAAATTACAGTCAGCAGATTTAGAACTCACTGCTAAGGTACATGATTACTTTGTAAGTAAGATTGCTAAAGCAACTGGTATATATGAATCATATGAAAAGAATCCTGAAAAGTATGTTCACTTTGCTTATGTAGCAGCATTCTTAGAGGAAGAAGGTTGGGATTATAAGGATTTCATAGATGCTCAGTTTGAATCTCTAGCATGGTGTAATGGTCTACCAGATATTGCTCAGTTATATACTGATAAAGCAGTAGAAAGGTATAATAAGTATTTATATAAAAATAAGAATAAAAAATCCTTAGAGGAACCTGAAGTTGAGGGCTCTCTCTGGGATAAGATTAATAATTAAAACATAACGTTATGAAAGCTTTAAAATTTTTAGGTAACAGAGTAGAGGATGCAGCTAATGCTTTTATTGATGTCCTCAAGTATTCGGACCAGTCAGTAGATTATCCTGATTTCAAGGACATTGAACCCATTGCAGAGCTAATGCTTGGTATTGGTTTAGTAGAAATGAGACACTACGACAAGTTATCAGATTTTCTACAAAAGGCAGACCCCTATGAACAGGATTCTGTGATGTATTTGTTGAATAAGTTAATTGCCGATGAAGAACATCACATTAAGCTTATCAAGGAAGCTATGGGAGTAGATGATTCTACTAAGAAGGGTGTAACTGTAATTATCAAATGAGTAGGATAATTATACAGAATGGGAATATGTGCGAACTGGACTTACCTCTTAAGTTCGCACAGAAACTCTATGCAGAGTTTGCCATTCGTCATCCAAATGCTTTCTACTTACGTACAAGGCAAAGAGGTATGCAGAACTGGGATGGTAAGATTCATTATATTAATAAGCATGGTGAATTTAAGATAGGTTTACTTCCTGCAGTATATGAAAAGTGTATTGAGTATGGAATTAAACCTAAAGTTGTAGATATGCGACAACCTTTACCTAAAGTCAGTAAAGTTGTTACGAAGATAGGAGAATATAAATTAAGACCAGAACAAGAGAAGGCTGTTAAAGCAGTAATCAATAATAAGGTAGGTAAAGTACCTTTCCAAATTGGAGTTTTAGATTATACTGTTAATGCAGGTAAAACTCTTATTATGTCATCTCTTTATTTATCCTATAAGAAGCAGTTAAAGACTTTGCTAATAACTAATGACTCTGACTGGTTGAATCAAGCTAGAGATGAATTTAAGAAATACCTACCAGGAGAACAGATTACATTTGTTCAAGGTAAAGTATTAAACTGGAGCAATTTTACCATTGGTATGGTTCAATCTATTTCTCGTAACATGAGATTCTATCAGAATGAACTATCTAAGGTAGATATGGTTTTGGTAGATGAGGCTGACCAAGCAGGTAGTAAGCAATATCAAAATGTACTTATTCGTTTATTTAATACCAGAGTTCGTATAGGATTATCTGGTACCATTTATATGAGTAAGCTTGCCAAGGATAAAGTAAAGAATATGAATCTTGAGGTATTTTTTGGTAAAGTACTTGCGGAGTTTAAACTTAAGGATTCTATTAAGAAAGGTTATTCAACTCATACAATTGTAAAGATGGTACCAAGTAAACCCTGGTATGGTAATTGGGAATCAGAAGAAGTATCCTATAAGGAAGTATATGATGATTCTATTACCTTCAATAAGTATGCAAAGAGAATGGTTTATTCTCGACTTAAATGGAATCTTAAACAAGATAGATATCCTGCACTCGTAGTATGTAAATTTATTGCACACTGTGAGAATTTATGCAAATACTTTAAAAAGAAACTAGGAAGCAAATATAATATTGCCTGTGTGCATGTAGATACTCCTTCAAAGATAAGACAACAAATAATGAAGGATTTTAGGGAAGGTAAGATTGATATCTTAGTATCAACCACAATCATTGCTCGAGGTAAAAACTTTCCTAAGCTTAGGTATTTACTTAATGCTGCCAGTATGGATAGCCAAGAAAAATCTATTCAGTTCCTTGGTCGTTTGGTTAGAACAGATTCCTCAAAGAAAAAGGTTTATCTTGATGACTTACATTATCCAGGTCCTTATCTTAATAGGCATGGTAAACATAGGAAGCAGTATTATCAAAAACAAGAATTGAAAGTTATTCTGTTAGAGAAGATATGGAAGAATCATCCTATTCACTCTTTATGAGAATACCTTACTTAATCTGTTCTATTAAGTACTATGGATAATTACTTTTTCCGGTAGGAGGAAGTAATTAATCTAATAGAGGGACATAGGGCATTATTAATCATTAAATTAAAAGATATGGAATACTTACTACTAATACTAACAGTACTGGGAGTGATAATCGGAATACTTTATCTCTATTCATCTCAGTATGATTACGATGTATATAAATACAAATGTCATCATTGCAAGAAGAAATTCAAGGAAAGCGATATAAAGGATTTAAGAGGTCCTTGGCATACTAAGGATTGGACTTGTCCTCATTGTAAATATCAAAATGTAACACTCAAAAGTTATGATTACTAAATTATATAAGGAATTTATCGATAAGATACTTAGAATTGGAGAAGAGTTGGTTCCTCTCCATGTTTTTAACTGTACTACCCTGGTATGGATATCAGATATACAATCAATCCAGGTAATGGCTAATGAATATAAGGTATATTTTGATTTATCTTTCTGTTCAGGGCTACAGGTTAGAGTACTAACTTATACTGATTCTCGTTACTCACAACACTTGGGTGATATCAGGAAACTATTTATTAATGCAATTGGACATTCCTACTTACCACTGTATGAGTCGGAATTGAAGATTGGAGATTCAGTCATAAGACTAATAGAAAAAAAAATAGATGATTAATTATGGCAAAGAAAAAACAAATGCTTCCAGACTTAACCAAGCAGGATATCCTAACACCCTTGGATATCTCTCAATTGGGAAGTAATGGAGACCCATGCTTTGGTATTGGGTATGATTTATCCACTAAAGAATGTAAATTATGCGGAGATTCAGAACTGTGTGCATTCAAGATGTCCCAGAACTTGAACATTACAAGGAAAGAATTAGAACAGAAGAATCAATACAAAGATTTGGATGTATTAGAAGACACAGTTGGTATCAAGAAATTCATCCGAAGCTTGATTCGGAAAGGGGAAGACAGAAAAGAAATTATCTCAAAGACAGTTGAGAAATTCGAAGTACCTAAGAAACGTATTAGAGAACTTTATAAAGAATGCAATGGGAAAAGTAGGTAAGTTAAGAATGATATGGGCAATGTTTAAGTTATATCTTAATAACCCAAATTATTATGTACGGCAGGACGATGTTCTTGCTGATTTGTTTATGCAGGGTGAATATGACGTAGAAAGACTCTGTCATTTACTCGGAGTAACTCCTCAAAGAGGATTAACCTTTGGACAACTTTTAAAACAATGTAATATATTATGAACAGATTCAGATTTATTAAAGTAAGAGACGTAAAGACTCCATCGAGAGGTAATGCAGGTGATGCAGGTTTGGATTTCTATATCCCAAGAAACTTGGACCCTCAACAATTGATTCAAATCGAGGCAAACCAGTCTCCAAATAATTTTACCCCAGATTTTGTATTGGGAGTAAATACAACTACCAACTTCGTAACTGATATTCAAATCTACCCGGGAGGGAGAATCCTTATCCCATCAGGTATTAAACCTCTTATCGAACCTCAAGAGTCTATGCTCATGGCAGCTAATAAGTCTGGGCTTGCTTCTAAAAAAGGTCTTCTGTATACTGCAGAGATTGTAGATTCTCCTTATGTAGGAGAGATTCATATTGGTATAATCAATCTCAGTCGAGTAATACAGACTCTAAAGGTGGATGAGAAAGCAACCCAATTTATTCATGTACCAATCTATCTCACAGAACCCGGGGAGATTCAATCAGAAGAATTTTATTCTGAATCTCAAATGTGGGGAACAAGAGGTGAAGGTGGATTTAATTCAACAGGAAGTAAGTAATGGACATACGTAATATCAAGGAAATCGTACCTTCTTTAGAAGTAGGTACGTATTTACAAGCAATGTATTCTCTTTCGTTAGAACAATTAGACGGCTACCGGCAAATAGAAAAGCTACCCGATTATCCGGTTGATATTAATAATCACCAAAATCAAGTAGTTCTTAAGGATTTTATTGCCAGGGTTATCGAAGAACTAATGGAGGGTTATGAATCTACCTCTGAGGTAGTAAAGATATGCCACAAGTGGGGATGGAATATTGACCAGTTAACAGAGGATGAATATACTCAGGTACTCAACCATTTGCAGAATGCCAATGAAGAACAGGGAGATGCTCTGGGATTCCTATTCACTTTGTTCCACTTTGCAAATATACTACCAGAAGATATCTTCTCCTGGGGGACGTCTTACGTAGTCGATTACTCTGACTTCAAAGTAAAGGAATTGAAGGACGTAATTACACTGGGTATAGCCATGGTTACCGAAGGTAGTATTGGTTTAGTTAATCGGTTTAATATGATTGATGAAGACCATGAATCAGTAAAAGATTATACTCCCGGGTTTAATACTTTAAGTGAAGCATCTCACGAAGAAGAGAAGGTATTATTATTCAATGTAGTATATGAATTGAATATTGCAAGGAATCTTCTTAAGTGTAGACCTTGGAAACAAACACAAGTAATGACCAAGGAATTAGATTTTCAGTATTCTTTGGTAAAAACTTTCTACCTATATATGGGATTCTTGGGATTACAAGGATTTTCAGATGAATCAATCTACAGGTTATTCTTTAAGAAACAAAGACTTAACCTCTGGAGACAAAAAACAAATTACTAATGAGTGGATGGAATAGAAAATTAGAGGGTCTTCAATCGAATACGGAGGAGACCCTCCACTCTTTGGAGTTTGCTACTTCACAAGAGGCATGGGAGAAACTGAACGAGGCTTTCTTAAGATTAGACCCCGTTCTTTTTGATAAGGGTGCTACTGCAAACAGTGGAGTTGCAGTAGCATACAATGTGTTTATAAAAATACGTAAAGCATGGGTAGACCCAGATTTTGATTATGGCAGGTGTTTTAATTACAAAGAAACTAAGTGGACGAGCTTATTGAATAATTATATTGATTTTAATAAGTTAGACCTCTTACGTAGCAAATTAAGAATCCTGAAGAACAAGTATAATCAGAATTACAATGTTACATATATGTTTAATAATCATCATGATAACGGTAAACAATGTTTAATTGCTGCAACTTTTTCCAAGAGATTTCAGGAGGACATCCCAGTTATTACAATGGTAATCAGAGCATCAGAGATTACAAAGAGGTTAATATTCGACTTCCTATTAATTCAACGGATGGCAGAATACGTGTATGGGCCGGACCAGTCAGTACAAATCAACCTATTTGCGACTCAAATGTATGGGAATGTAGAGACACTCTTAATGTACTCAGCTTATAAACCTCTAAAGAAAGTAATCAAGGGTATAGATAATCCTTGGACTAAAAGAGTTAAAGAGGTTTATAAGAAAATCCAAAAGGGTACAGAGAAAGAATGGTCTTCATTTAAGGTATTCTTCAGGAGTTTTAAAGTACTACGTCCTGACTTGTATGAATACCAAGCTTTGTTAGCAAAGGACTTGCTATTAGAATATGAAGATATAGAATATCCAGAGAATGTGATATCCTATTCTCAACGTAAAGCATATAAGAAAAAACTTTTAAAGAAACAGAAGAATGAGAATCTACAGTAATTCTTTTGAGTTAATGTCAGAACTTGGCAGAGAACTCAACAGTTACGGTCAAACTGTAAAACCAAAGACCTATCAGAATAAAGTAATTGAAGGTAATGAGGAATTTGAGACAAAGGAACTCATTTGCCAACAATATTGCTTAACTTCACTCGGAGACCCGGTATGGTTATTTGTATTCTCGCATTCAAAAGAATGGGCAGATGCTGAGTTTGAGGAAAGAATTGGTTGGTACGAATTAAATCCTGGTAAAGCTTGGGAACTGAGAAAAGATTTATGGGAACAGTTCCTGGTAAATGGTAGATTTGATTATACTTATCCAGAACGTATTTGGAATCAATTATATCTGTATGGTAGTACATCATTCAATTGTGATTCTGCCATGCAATCTGTTATCGAACTCCTTAAAAGGGATAATGATACTCGTAAGGCAGTACTCCCTATATTTCATGGTACAGACTTAAGATTCCTTGATGGAAGTAAACGTATTCCCTGCTCTATGTATTATGATTTCCTTATTCGTCAGAATGGTAAAGGAGAGAAGGTATTACATATTTGTTATCACCAAAGGAGTTCAGATTTTGCCCAACATTTCGGTAATGATATATATTTAGCTTGGAGATTAATGGAATATGTAGCTAAAGAAGTAGGAGTAAAGCCTGGTTATCTATATCATACCATAGATTCATTACATATATACAAAAAAGACTGGCATTTCTTATCTTGTAATTTAGAGGATTTGAAAGATGACTACTAAGTATTCAAATATAAAAGGATACCCTGGATATTATATATCTAAAAGGGGTATCCTTTTTATTTCTATTAAAAGAGTAGGAGTTAAAGGGAAAGGAGAAGGTAGGAAAGGTACTACTACCGTGATTTCTAATATTTGGAGAAAAAAGTATGTATCGTTAAAATCTAATGGCTATTTACAATGTACACTTTTAGAAAGAGGTTTTATATACACAGGCTAGTATACGAAGCTTGGATTGGTAATATACCAAATGGGTATGATATTGACCATATAAATGGTATAAAAACCAATAATCGAGTATCTAATTTAAGAGCGGTTTCAAGGTCAGAAAATTTAAAACATAATTATGAATTAGGTTTTAAGGGCTCTAATTATATACATACTTTTTCTGATAAAGAGAGGAATCTAATAATGATAGACCATAAAGAAAAGGGCCTTAGTATAAAGAAAATATCCATTAAGTATGGATATTCTAGGTACTTTATTCATAGGGTATTGAAAGGAGTTAGATAATGGAGACACGGTATACAATAATTAAGAACAAAAGAGAACTTAAAAAACTTATTGCTTGTTGTAAAGCAACTGGTTATGCTTGCTGTGACTATGAAACTAATGGTTCACCCCTATATAATAAGAGTTTCAAACCAACTATACTCTCAGTATCTTGGATGCCAGGGTTTGGTGCTTCTATTCCATTAGACCATTTCCAAACAAAAGAATATACTTCACCGGGATGGAACTGGAAGAAGATGTTAAGGAAATTTGGGGAAGAGGTAATCGAGAATTACGAAATAACCAAGGTTGCATGGAATTGGAAATTTGATGACCAGATTAATCAAAAGTATCATATCTATTATAGAGGTACATGCTTAGATGGTATGCTTGCAAAATATGTTCTCAACGAAGAAAAACCCCATGGGTTAAAAGATATGGTTAGAAGATATCTACCAGAATATGGTGATTATGAAAAGCAAGATAAGTTTGATAAGATACCTTGGGATAAAAAGGAATTAGACCCCTTATGCAAATATGGTTGTCAAGATACAGACTTTACATTACGATTAATGATATTCTTTGAGAAGAAGTTAATTGACTTGAAGATGTATTCAGTATTTCGTAATTTATTTATGTGTAATTCCCGGGTATTAACTTCGGTGGAGAAAGAGGGATTATACCTTGATACAGAATTTAATCAGAAATTGCTTGAGGAATATAAACCAAAGATAGATGCTGCTAGACAAGCAATTTATGATTTACCAAGGGTAAAGAAGTTTACCAAAAAATATAATCAAGGTAAAATAGAAAAATATATTGAATCTATTGAGGCTGAACTTGAAGAGTTAGATTACAATGACCCAAAAGATAAACGTAAGATTGATTCAAGGGAACAAAAGATATCAAACATTCGTGCAGGTATATTCACTACCAAGAAAGAGCAAGAACTTATAAGACCTCTTAATCTTGGTAGTCCAGTTGATTTACCCCAACTTATGTATTCAGATTCCGGTTTTAAATTTCCAGTAATTAAGAATAATGAATCTGGTAAACCCAGTACAGATGAAGATACATTAGTTGAATTAAGGTTAACCGTAAAAGACCCAGAATCCCCAAAAGCAATATTCCTTGATAAGCTACTTGAATTAAGAGGTTTACAGAAAATGTATACTACTTATATTGAGGGTTGGCATGAAAAAGTCCAAGATGATTCTCGATTACACGGTAGATATAATATACATGGTACTGATTCTAATCGATTCAGTTCTGCTGACCCAAATATGCAGCAAATACCCAAGACATCGGTAGACCCAAATATTAAGAAACAATTGGTTGCTCCTCCAGGTTATCTATATATGGCATTCGACTATTCTCAGGCAGAGTTAAGAATGATGGCCCATCTATCAGGTGATGAAACTTATCTGGAAGCTTTTGCTAAGGGAGTAGACCCTCACCTTGGTATAGCAGCAGCAAAATATGGGGTTCCAATTGAGGAAGCAAGTAAAATATACGAAGACGAAAGTCATCCTGACTATAAGCTTTGGAAGGTAAGGAGAAAGCAAGCAAAGCAAATTGCATTTGGACTTATTTATGGGATTGGAGATGCTTTGCTAGCAGTAAAATTATCAGACCCAAAAGCTGGTATTATAGTTACCAAGGAGGAAGCTCGTAAAGAGATGGATGAGTTCTTTAAGAAACATCCTAAAATACTTAAATTTAAAAAGAAGCAAGAGAAATTCCTTCGTAAGCATGGATATTATACCCAATTATTTGGTACTAAACGAAGACTCCCACAGATATATTCAAATGATAAGCAAGAAGTTGCTTATGCAATTCGTTTAGGTCTTAACTTCCCATGTCAAGGTACTGCAGCAAATATGACCAATTTTGGAGCTATCCTTGTTTATTGGTTAATGAGACAAGGTAAATTACCACGTATGCTTGAAGTAGCAACTGTTCATGATGCAGCCTATTTTTACTCAAAGCCTGAATATATTAACACATGGACTGTATATACAATCTGGAATATCCTACGTAACCCAAGTACGGAAAGGTATTTCGGATTTCAAGTGGATGATGTAGATATGTCAATGGACTTCTCTATTGGTAGGTCAATGGCAGAAGAATTACCTTTTATTCCTGGGTATGATTATAGAAAGATGCTTCAACCAGATTTCTCAGTAGAGGAGTATATGGAAGAACATAAGAAGTATAAGAATGTAATCATTAAGGATTATCCTAAATTGTTTAGTAAAGAGATAAAGCAGTATGAGGAAGATTTTAAAGGGAAACTTAGATTGCATTGGTTGCCCTAATTACCATGTTACCAAGAATGGTAAGGTATATTCTAATTATAAGGGTAAAGGTTGGGTAAAATTATCCCTTAATCGAATTAAAAATAACGGATACGTTATAGTTTCTATTAGGGATACGAATGGATATAGGTATACTTATAACATTCATCAATTAGTAGCATTAGTATATGTACCAAACCCAAATAATCATAAGTATGTATGTCATAAGGATAATATAAGAACTCATAATCATTATAAGAACTTATATTGGGGTACTGCTAAGGAAAATACTCAACAATGTATTAGAGAGGGTAGGTTTAAATTTTCAGATACAAAGTTAAGTAGACCCGATATACTTCAATTACTTTATGAGTATGATACTGGTATGATAAAAGCAAAACTTGCTAGGAAGTATGAGATATCACCAATGTTAGTATATAAATATATTAAGAAAAGAAAACGTTATGAAAAAGATTTTGAACGGACCCACAGTATGGCGAGCTAAGTGCCCATACTGTGATTGTGAATTTGAATATGATTATTCAGAAGTAGATTCACATACCTTTGCAGATTGTAAACTTGTAAAATGTCCTGGATGTAATAGGTATTTACATCATAAAGAAAATCCAAAATCACCTACAGAAGTGAAGAAAGAGGATACTATGACAACATAAAATAATAAAATATTATAAACTATGGCAACTGAAGAACAAATAATGAATACAAATAGGCTATCATCTTTAACTTATATGATATCTGCTTGTTTAGAGTTCTCTATCCAAAATCTTAATCATCAATTAGACCAATGTAATCTGAGATTAGTCGGTAGAGATAAGATGGTATTCAATAGAGTAAGGTCTCAGATAGAGCAACTTCAATCGAATCTAAAGTTATTAGAGGATTTAGCCTTTGGAGTAATGAAGGATGAAGATGCAAGGTTAGCTTATGAAGATGCTACCCATATTTATTGGGCTTTGTTTATGACTTTAGTAGATAGAGGAGGAACAGATAACCTATGTGACTTAAGATTCAAGGCTTTAATTGATATAATTGGTAAGTATGAATCTATTCTTCACTTGCCTGGTTTAGATACTGCGTATCATTGTGCATTTGCTCAGGTATCTAAAGCAATTCAAGAAGGTAAATATTCAAAAGAAGATTTTAAGAATTTATTGAAAGTACATGAAAACGGAACTGAAGAAACTAAGGGTTAAATTCGAGGGCAATATCATAACCATAGATATTGCTAAGGAATTATCCATTAATGAAAATATCATTAATTCTCAGTTAAGGGAATCTCCCACTAGTTATTATATACTTTGCTCATTAAGAGATAAGTATATTAAAGAAAGGGATGCTCTAGCAAGAGAAAAGGATGAAGCTTATTCTGCTGCTTGGATATTTATTAAAGAATCTAATGAAAGGTTCAATAATGACTACGTTGCTCATAAGGCTAATATATCTCCAAAGTATAAGTCGATATATCAACGATATTTGAAAGCAGTAGAGAAGGCTAACAAGTATATTTCAATATGTAGAGCTTATGAGTCTAGAGAGAATATCTTGAGGACTATTAATGCCAACATGAGGAAGCAACAATAATAACTATAAGTAATTACTAACTTTTAAAAACGAATTAGAATATGAATTATTCATTAACTTTCATCTCTGCTATGGTAGCAGATCAGTTTGACAAACAATTACCTGGATGTCCAACTGAAAACAGAGTTCTTATCTTATCACCAAAAGAAGTAAACCAAACTCGGTCTGGGCTTATTATCCCGGAACAGGTAAAAGAAGGAGTTCCTCGCAAGGGAGTTATAGTTAAACTCGGTGAGATTACCGAAGAATACAGAACTTACCGGGACCTGGTGCAAATAGGTAGAATAGTTACCTATGGTTTGTATGCAGGTAAGGAAATGGAATTTGAAACCGATAAGCTTACTCCTGGCTTACAACAACTTTTGGAAAAGAACACTTTAACGGTGTTAAGTATGAATGAGGTAATCTACTCAGAACCAAATAATAACGATTGATATGGCACTTGACAAAAAGAAAAAGAAGAAAGTTTCATCAGATGGACTTTCTACAAAAGAAAAGATGCTGGCTAGAAAGAAACAGCTAGAATCTAAGGGAAACGGCAATGGTTTGGTATTCCCTAAAGAAGGTACTTTACGAATGAGAATTAAATCTCCGGGTGATGACCAAGAATTGGGAATCGAAATTGTTCAGTTCTATCTTGGAGGTAATTTGGGGGGAGTAATATCTCCGGCTACTTTTGATGAACCATGTCCTTTCATGGAAAAATACCAGGAATTGAAAAACTCAAAGGATGAGGATGACAAAGAACTTGCAAAAACCCTTGTACCAAGAAAAAGATATGTTATCGGTGGTCCGGTATATGCAGATGAAAAGGGAACTAAATTCGATTACGAAGGTAAAGATAAGGGAGTTCTAGTTCCACGCTCTGTTTATCAAGATATTATCGACTTATACCTTGATGAGGATGAAGCTGGTGATATGACAGACCCAAGAAATGGGTATGATATCAAAATTATTCGTTCTGGTTCTGGTAAGCTTGATACAACTTATTCTGCTCGTGCTTGTAAACCAACTAAATTGGATAAGAAATATCAAGGTACTGTAGACCTTGAAGGTATAGTTCGTTCTCAAATCAAATCATATGATGAACTGGAAGAACTTCTTGCTAAGTTCTTGAATGAAGACCATGGAGGAGACGATGACGAGGATGACAAACCAAAGAAAAAGTCAAAAAAGAAAGGGATTCACAGAGACCACTATATGGAGGATGATGAACCCAAAAAGAAAAAGAAGAAACGTTATAAATCAGATATTTAAGGGTTAGTTAAACATATGGTTTCATTCGAAGGTGGTAATTAGATTCGTTCAGTTATCACCTTCTTTAGTCTAAATACATTACATTATGGCAAAGAAAACAAAAGTTGGTTTAAAGGTACCAACAAAAAATGAGATACTAAAGAAATATGGTAGTATCATGAGATTGGCTTCAGATACAGTGGAATCAAACTTATGGTTACCTTCTACTTTCTTTGCTCTCAACTATACATTTGGTGGTGGTATACCATTTGGTAAAGTACTTGAAGTAGCTGGAGAAGAATCTTCTGGTAAATCCCTTATTGCATATAACTTTGCATATACCTGTCAACAACTTGGTGGACATGTTATATGGGTAGATGCTGAACAATCTTGGATGAACTCTTGGGCAGAAGCAAATGGGGTAGACCCAGAAAAAGTTACTGTATTAACAGATACTCGAATAGAATATATTTCTGACGCAGTAGCAGATTTAGCAATTTACTTACGTTCTCAATTAACTAATAATGAACCGATTCTCTTAGTGATAGATTCTATTGCTGCTATGGATTGTGCAGATAACATAGATTCTAAAATGGTAGAGGGTAAGGCTGAAATGGGAGGTAGAGCAAAAGCTCTTTACAAATACTTCCGTATCAGAAGTGAATTATTCTATAGATTAGGAGTTACACAGATTTACATTAACCAATTAAGAACTGCTTTAAATGTCGGATTTGGAAAAGATAACACAACTACTACAGGAGGTGCAGCACTTAAGTTCTACGCTTCAATCAGAGCTGCCTTTTACTCAGGCAAGTCTATCACTGTTAAACAGAAAGGTAAAGAACGGAAAGCTGGTAAATTGGTCACAATCCGACTTATTAAAAATAAAGTTGCTCCTCCAAGACCTACAATCAGTAAGTGCCCAGTTTACTTCAATCCTAAGTTCCATGAAGTAGGTTTTGATAGATGCTATGCTCTTGAGGATGTATTGGTAGAAAATGATATCATAGAAAAATCTTCAGGTGGAGTATATAAGTTCAAAGGAAAAACTCTTGCAAGAGGTGAAGAGAAATTCCAAAAGCTTTTGGAAGAGGATGATGAACTTCGTCGTAAACTATTAAAGAAGGCTGAGATAAATACTATCGGTACAACTAGAAAGAAGATAGTAGCATTGACTACTAATTTATATCCAGTAGATGGAGTAGAATATGAATCATTTAACGAGTCAGATGACGAGGAGGAAGACGATGAGTAAGAAAGAGGTAGAAGGTATAGAGAAAGTAATTAAAGAGTACCTTAAGAAAAATTTGAGAATGGAATCTAGGGTTAGG